AGAAGGCATTATCAACACCATCACGCAACAATGAGATTGAGATTTTATCCCGAATCTTACCAGATTTCAACATCGTAATGCCTGAAAATGCAATCCGGATGTCAGAACCAATAGCACTGAGAAATTCATTGGTTAAAGCAGAAAGAGCTTCTACTTTGGAGTTAGCAAGGTAAGTTTTGAACTCCATAAAACGAGTTTCCTGAACCTGAAGAACCGTTAAATTGTGCTCAATAACATCTTTAGCCTCGACCGCCTCTGATAATGCCTTCTCAGCTTCCTTTTGTGTTTCTTTAAGCGTTTTAAGAGCACTGTCAATGGAATATTCCTCGATCTCTTGCATAGAGGATTCAAGGGTTTCTATCGAACCGTTATAAGAAGCTATTTCACTCTCCAACTGTTTAATGCGAGAATCCAGACGTTTGATTGCGGAATCCACCGCATCGTAAATGGCATCGAACATATCGTTCTGGGCCAATTCTATTCGCTTGTTGAGTGCAGACAAACGTTCTTCGGTATTCCTTACATCATCACGCAAAGTCTGAAGGGTGCCTTCAAGTTTGTTCTTTTTATGACGAGCGCTTATTACTTTAGATGACGATTCAGACTCTGCATTATCTAATTCTACTTTACGAGAATCAGCTTTGGCAATCTTACCTCTGGCATCATTGGAATCAGAGGTGGTCTTTTCAATCAGCTCATCCAATTCCTGTTGACGCTTTTTGGCGGCTTCTAACTTAGAGTTAATCTCTTCAATGGTTAGTTCGCAGTCCATAACCCATTTGTGATGACATTTAGGACACTCAATTGTGCCGGAAAGCATTGCCATCAAATCAGATGTGTATTTGCTGCCTTTCTGTTTACGAGCCAAAAGTTTTTGTACGGTTTCAGCTGCATCGGATATGATTTTCTTCCAGTCGAGAATTTGCTGCCGGAGTTGATCACGTTCCTTTGCATTGGTGCTGGCTAAGCTGTCATATTCTTTTGCTGCTTCGGTTACAGCTTCTGAAGCTCGGAGCACTTCTGACTCATACTCCGTGACAAGATTGGTTGAACTTTCTTGGTCTTTTGTCAACTGAGAAATGTCATTGCGTATAGATTCAATTCGTTCCTCATAGTCTTGCAGTTGGCCCAGCAATTCAGCTTTCCAAAGACCTTGGATTTTCTTATAAGAATCCCCAAGAGAAAGACCCATGCCTTCAATTTGCTGAAAGCTCTTCTCCAAAGCCTCGACATCATCCCAATCCTGATTAAGAATTTGAATTTGTCGATTAGCTTCCCGGATTTTAGCTCTCGTTTCAGTAATACGCTTCTGTATATCGGCCAAACGTTCAGCCTTCTTAGAAGCGTTTTCCTCAGATTCGTTGATCAGACTGGCAATTTGTTCTTGATATGTCTCGACCTTACCTTGATAATATGAAACTTTCCTTTCGGCTTCAGATAATTGTTTCTGGACGGATTCAATATCTGTATGGAGAATTTCAAGCGACTCATCAACCTGAACACCATTGCTGAAACGGTTGATAAGTTCTTTCTTCTCTTTGTCATTGCTGGAGAGAAAAGACTTGTATTTGTTTCTACAAAGAATGAAATTAGAGTAGATGTCGTCTTTTGTAAGGCCAATTCTTTCAAGGATATACTTGTTGTAATCAGCTACAGATGCTTGTTTGATTTCTTCTGTATCAGTATCATAGTGGCCAGTCTGCTCAATTACCTGAACCAATTGAGGCTGTTTACGAGACAACCGACGATTGATTGTCATTTGAACCCCCATGATGCTATTAGACAGTACAGCTGAAATAATTGCTTCATCGGCACTGTCATTGATTATTTCATCAACCTTAACTTTGCGTAGGGGCTCCCCTGTAAGGGCAATGGCAATTGCCTCAATCAAAGCTGATTTACCGGAACCATTTGAACCCTGGGAGTCGTTATCCATGTTGTTGCCAAAAACCAAAGTGGTAACGCTCTGAGGGACTGTAAACCCCAGCTCCTTGAACGCACAGAGATTTTTAGCTTGTATGTTAATTAGTTTCCACATAATCAGTTGATTTTATCGAGGTATTGTAATCCGGTTTCAATATCATCTATCTCTTTTTTATGGCAGAAATTGATGTATTCATTCTTTATACCAGCCTTGTCGTATTTGGTGCTAATGGCTTGGGCTGCTGATTCGACCGAAATGGTTTCAGTTTTAACCTCAACTTTGCTAACCCCCATCTCTAAGAGGGTTTGCTTGTTGATAGCCGGAACTTCGTCAGTATGACACTCTACCTTTACTTTTATCTTTACCCCATCTTGAATCAGCTTTTCGATTTTCTCTTTAGCCGATGAAATATTGTCGGGGGTTACAGTTATAGTAGCATAGCGCACATTGACTTGATTCTGAACGAACTGAGTGGATCCATCTGAGAAAAGTACAGTATAACCCTTCTTTTCATCTTCTCCGTAATTGTGCTGACGAGATGCACCAATGTATTCGATATTTTCGCCAACTTTACAGCGATCATGGTAATGACCAACAAGGACTTTCCTGAATGGCTTGAAAACTGAAGCGGATAACTCTTTGTCGGAATTTTGAGCTAAAGCGCCATTGATACCCTCATGGATATACAGAATAGTGTTCGCTGGATTTTCAGTCGCTTTAAGTTCATTGAGTTTGTTAATAAAGCTTCCATTTTCTGGAAAATAGCTCATTACTGCCAAGACTAAACCACCATCCATATCTTCGATGATAAAATCATCAATAACAGAAACATTAGGATAATGGTCAAAAATATGACTATATCCAAGTATGGATTCTTGGTCTATTTTACAGTGATTACCTTCAGCAATAACTATTTCTATCCCAAGCTGTGTAGCTTTGAGAATAGCCTGTCTAACTGCCAACAAAACCGGCAATGTTTGAGACGAGCGAGATTGCCAAAGATCGCCACCAATAACTATTTCCTGAATACCCATTCGCTGACACACTTCTAAAGCTTCATTCCAATTGGTATGGAACTCCAATATCGTGTCCTTGCCAATGTGTATATCATTGACTAATAGTGCGTGAGGCCACTTTTCACTTGTCATATTATTTGTGATTAAAATATACAGAGGGCACGGCACGAGATTATGTCGTGCCCTCTAAGATGAATGAAAAGTGGTTGATTAACGGCGACGGCGAGCTGGGCGGTTTGCACGACGATCTGTGCGAGCGGCGGGCTCAGCTGTATCATCTGATGGGTCTGAGGGCTCTGCCTCTTCAGGGTCTACATCATCAGGATCAGCCGATTCTCTTTCGTCATCTTCTTCGGAATCGTTCTCAGATGCCGGTGCCGGCTTTTTGCCGTTTTCAGCATTGTTTTTAAGAGCGTCTTCGATTTCGTCAAGGATGTCAGCATTGGTCATACGACGACTTACGCTTACGTCAAGGTCATTGTCGGAAATAAATTCCATCATAGCGGTACGGAGATTGAGACCGTCTTCGCTCTTGTCATCCTGACCGGCATTGACGATAGCGTCGTAAGTATCGCACAGCTGGTCGAATGTCATCTTAGAACCAGTAGCGCCATCTTCAGATGAGCCTTTGCTGTTGTTGGGGTTGAAGTGTGAAGTATCGTCGCTGGGAAGGAGTATCTTGATTTTTTCAACCAAGTCGGTTATACGCTCGTCACTGAGGACATCAATGTCTTTCTTTTCCTCGTACTGTTTGAGGAAGTAGAGCGTTGCTTCCAGATGATAACGGGTATAGCGATATAGCTGTTCAGGAAGACGGGGAAGGTCCAAAAGTTTCTGAAGCTCCTCTTCAGAGAGCGGTGCCTCACGTCGAGTATTGATGTTGAAGACATAGCTGGTCTTGCCATTCTCCTTTTTGCGAGTAATCTCTACAGGATAGGCGTTTTCAACCGAGCTGATGGGACAGAACGCTTTGGGATCGTCTTCACGAAGTTCCTTCCAGAGATCGAGCTTGCGTTCTTCAAGTTCCTTGTACTGGGCGTAGGAAAGAGCCAACATCCTGATACCATCTTCGCGCTTATCCATATTAAGGACATACATGTAGCGCTTGGTGTCGTAGCGAAGGCCACCGGAGAAGCTGTTGTCTCGAATTGCTTTGCAGAGTTTTTCATCGTCCGAATATTTTTCACATGCAATCTGAACGAAGAGGTCGATAAGATCGGCTCCTTCCAGAGCAGGGAAAATGTTTTTGAGATGACGGACGTTGACGTAGGTGATTTGAGGTTTGCCGTCTTTTGTCGTGCCAGTCTGGATTTTGAGCAGCAGTTCTTTGGCCGGATATTCGTAGCCTTTTCTGGGCAGCTCGTATTCTCCGTTGTCGTTGGGAATGGGGGCGAGTGGAAGGATGCGAACTTTGTACTTTCCTTCTTTATCCATGCGGAACATTTCAAGGCGGCGACCGCTGGATTCACTTGCGTTCTTTTTTTGTGCGTCCTCCAGTGTTTCGGAGTGAGCATTGAAGAGGTCTATTACAGAAACCTCTTTGAGTTCTTTTTCACTCATCTGTGTGAATAATGTTATCGATATGCAAAGTATTCTTCCACATCTCAACACTGGCATCCGAATAGGCTTCTACTGCCTCCGGGAGCTTTAGGAGATCACGCTCTTTAATTGTGATACCCCATTGAGATGTTGCATGGTGAATGATGCTGTCAATAACACTATTCACCTCAACTGACTTTTCGGCTTTAAGGTCGAAATAATCGAACTTTTCGCCATTGATTGTACAGCTATGAAGCGGTGCAAAAACCTCTTCAAAATATCTGTATAGTGCATTTACCGGCGGGTGATCTGGAAGCGCATCAGATATGGCTTTTAGAACAATTCCAAATAAATACTTCAGTTGTGGCAGGGCTGCGTTCTTCTTGTCATCGTAGATGAAGAAATTATATCTACCCTCTGGTAGATTTTCCACACTTTGCAGCAACTCTGTTGGTAAGGCTTCGTTGTTGTGGAGGTCAAACGAGCCTCTTTTCTTGATCATGTCATAGTCGTGAGTTTCAGTTACGAGTGCAAAGTAAACACTTTTTTCTCAAACCTACAAACAATTTAATAAAAATTTTACTATAAAAAATCCGCAAGTTTGTTAAACTACGGATTTATAGCTATATACAAATTTAGATATACTCGTTTATAGTAGATTGTATTCTTCTATTCCTTTTGCTGAAATAGGCACGATTTGTTGATTCGAGGATCCCCTGAACCTCAGATTGGGTTCTGCCAGTTCTTTGATGAAAGGGCCATCTACTATAACGTCTATCCATTTCAGAATTTCGGGATAGTGTTGCTGAATATGAGACAAAGTGTAACCAGACCAAAGCCAGATTGACTTGTCACTATGTTCTTTTATGAATTTGCAGAGTGCTG